CACCTCCAATTGGGCATCGCCGCGCTGTCGCGCGGCGAGCCCACTCGAAGGACACCGGCCGCGGGGAAATGTGCGGTTCAGGTTGTTCATTTTCGCGCAAGACGCGCCAGCCTGGAGAGACTGGCGCTATAGTTGAGACATGATGATTTCGGTTATAGGGGAGCCCGCCCCCGAGTTGTGGGCGGCTGCAGACGTTACTGAATTTGAGCTCCACACGAGAAGTTATGGGCCTAGAAAAGTCCCCGTGTATGCTGCAGGACATCTAGACTGCGAGGATCTAAAATGGGGCAGCTGTGAAGACCTTGTAGCCCAGCTTAAGGAACTTAAGAGACGTGAGGCCGTGCGGATAGGTGCCTGGAACGCCTGAGCACCAGGCTGTCCTCGGCTTATGCAGGCGTTATACAATCTATAATGGCATTGCACGAGTAATTTGAGTGCGGCATAGGAGATAACATGAGAATCATTGTATCGGGAGCACTGCTGGAGAACCTTATGCTCGGTATTAAGAACTTTGCTTCTGATGTGGAGGCTGACATAGCATACGTGGATAAGGAGTCCACTCCAGCTATTATCACGATAGTGGGGGAACAAGACTCTGGGTTGGCCGAGCTGCTAGGTGAGTTGTCTAAGCTCATGAGGATGTTTGGGGTCGCTAAATGATTGATGTTCATTATGTAACTACTAATATGTTGGGTAAATGTATCCTGACCGGCCTTGAAGTGGCTCAGGGCATCGGCGGTGCGGCGGTTACTGTGCAGCCACCAGGTATGTTCTCTGAGGAAAAAGCTGTCGTATCTGTTAGAGGACGTAACATTAGTATTGTCGATACTGAATATATCGGTGCCAAAGAGCATGCTAAAAGGCTTTATGATGCTATTATGGGGTTGAAGGGGTGTGCATGAAGTTCATCTACTATTCAGCGGAATGGTGCGGCCCGTGCAAACAGTACTGGCCTAAGGTCCGACAATGGTCTGTTGAGCTGGGTGCAGAGCTTACTAATGTTGACCTGAGTAGCGGCTTCACGAGTGGTATTCAGAGTGTTCCTACCATGGATGTCGTTGTGGAGGGCGAGAGGAAGCTTAGGGTCACTCAGTGGGGGCCAGGCACGAAGAATCGGGTATTGGAGGCTATCAATGGCTGACGAGTTAAATAATACTCTTGAGTATGCCTTCCCATGGTATAAAGACGCGAGTGGCCGTACTGAGTACACAGTTCAAAAATTCGTTACTCGTTGGGGAACTGATGTAGCCTCAGTGTTCAAGGATAAGCATATCCGCTACTTGCCTCAGGTATTTGAGAGTGGTGGTGTTTCCTTCGCATCCTACTTCCCATCAATTGATTTTAACTGTGACGGGATGCCATTTATTGTGTCTAAGGCTCAGCGCAATGTTCGCGTTAAAGACTCTTCACCTGAGAGTTTGGTTTATGTTAAATGGATGGCAGATGATGAGGACCTGTACCGCGGCGCGACACAGGAAGTAGTTAAGTGGGTTGATTCTGTTTACTATAGTGTATCTAAAGGTATGTCAGTAGATGTAGCCGTGCAGGCTGTTAATTGTAACCTTGGGGAGCCAACATGAAGTTTATTCTGTACGGCCATTACTCAGCATGCACATATGTGGATGCTTATATGGCCACTAAATACCGGGGCCTAGACCTTGAGTTCGTGGAGCTGGATTGTGAGGATGTCTTGGTTGCATTCGATAGTGGTGGAGAGATTGGAAGGACCTACGATATGACTGGGTTGAGGGACTGGGTTGAGGGGGTGGCCGCCCCGGCGTGCGGGCCCCACAGTATCGAGTCCCCGGGTGGTGCTGTGCAAGACCCCCTGCCCGGGTTGGAGTGCCCCCCATGCCGATGACCCCCCCATCCCGATGCCCCCACTGCCACTCCCTCCTCCCCTCCGGGCGCGGTGTGGAAGCATGCATGTGTGAGACCGGGGTGGCCCGGCGTAAGTACCGGGGGTGGGGTACATCCCCATGGGCTTCTGTACCGAGCGAGTGGAAGAGGCTATGGAAGAAGGTTAGGGACGGATGGATAGCTGAGCATCCTCTGTGTGCTATGTGCGGGTGTGTTGGAGATGAGGTTGATCACATTAAAGGAAAAGAAGCATTAAAAACATTAGATGATTTGTTAGACAGGAATGCAATTCAAACGCTTTGTAAGAAATGCCACAAAAGAAAGACTTATGCCACTAGGGTAGGGCGTAGAAATCATAAAAAGTAAAGGAGAAGGCTGAACCGAGGCAACGTCATACACAGTATGTCTAAAAATGCGTTTATGTGATAAAGGAGCTATTAATGAGACTTATTGATGATAATGAATTGACAGAAGCTAATATTGGTACTAAAGATAATGCTATTCCAGGGCCTGAAATGCCTGCTATGGTTAAGGCTAGCCCAGTTCTGTCGGACCTGTGGGCGCAGTTCATGCACACACTGTCTGAGGAAAGCCTTGGAAACTTGACACTGGCAGACTCGTGGGCCCTTGAGATGCTCATTCGCCACCTACATGTGGTCAGGATGGCTAGCAATGAGATGATCGAGGCAGGTGCGGTGTCGGTCCACGACGGTGGGCATAACCGCTTGGCCAAGAGCCCGGCAGAGAGTACTATGCGCTTTCACTCTGGGGCTGCTATGGCTATAATGAAAGAATTGAGGCTGACACCAAAGTCCCGCCAGGGCAGAAGGAGCGATTCGGAGGAGTTCAACCCGTTTGTCTGACAAGTACTTCTCGGCGCCACTCGAGGAAGAGATACAGTGGTATCTTAACTCTCGAGGTATTGAGGGGCGGCTCAAGCCGCCCCTTTGGCGTACCCCGAACCCTCCCGAGGAGGTTGACGGCCAGCCTGTGAGGTTCAACCCTGCTGCTGTTGACAGGGTAATCAAGACTATTGGGTGCCTGAAACACACTAAGGGTAGGTGGGCGGGGAAACCGTTGGAGCTAGCCGCAACACAAGTTGCGTATATCATTGCCCCGCTTTTCGGGTGGCAGGTGTGGAACGAGTTGGCCGAGCGGTGGATCCGTTTGAGGCGCGAAACTTTCATTGAGATGCCACGTAAAGGCGCGAAATCGACTCTAGCCAGTGCTATCGCTATGACTATGGCTTTTGGCGACGGCGAGGGAGGCGCAGAGGTAATCATTGGGGCCGCTTCAAGGGACCAGGCCAAGGCATGCTTCCAGCCCCTACACGACCTTGCTACCTACTCTCCGCTACTGCAAAAGGCAGGTGTGAAGACCGTCACTAACGAGATCAGGCAGTCTAAGACATCATCTGTGATTAAAGTGGTGTCCTCGAGGGGCGAGCTAGCCCACGGCACTAACCCACACGCATCAATCTGTGACGAGCTGCACGTGCACAAGGATGGTGTGCTTCTGGAGGCGCTAGAGTCTGGCTCTGGTGCGCGTCTCCAGCCGCTCTCTATGATCATCACAACGGCCGATGAGGGCCGTATCCACACGCCCTATGACAAGCGTAGGTCTATGGTCGAGGGGGTCGCACGGGGCGATTTCAAGGCTCCTAGGATGTACGGAGCGGTGTGGGCGGCGCCCGATGACGCGGATATCTATGGCGAAGCGGTGTGGGATGCGGCTAACCCTCTCTACCCAGAGACTCCCAGCCCGGACTTTATGAGGGCACAAGCCGATAAGGCACGCGCTAATGCGGCTGACAGAGCTACCTTTAAGCGCCTCCATCTGGGCATTAGGGCCAACCAAAAAGAAGCTTTCATCAACATCAAAGATTGGGATAAATGCGCTGGTAAGGGCGACTGGACACCTGACGACATGGTCGGGTCGGTCGTTTACGGGGGCATGGACCTGGCGTCTGTATCGGACCTTTGCGCCCTAATGTACACATGTCCTATGGAGGATGGCACGAGCCGAGTATGGGGCCACTATTGGCTGCCTGAGGCTGCGCTAGACCGTCTTGACCACATGACTGAGCTTGCGGCCACAGACTGGGTGCGGCAAGGCTGGGTCACTGTCACACCGGGTAACGTTACCGACTATGACTTTATTCGTAAGCATATTAACGATGATGCTGAGAGATACAGGATTAGTAGTTTGGGCTTTGACCCGTGGAACAGCACTCATCTGACGAACCAGCTGTCTGACGATGGCCTGACCATGGAGAAAGTCCGGCAGGGCGCGGTAACGCTATCGTCTCCGACTAAGGAGCTTAAACGCCGTGTGCTGTCAGACCCACCGCTTATTGACCACCGCGGGGACCCTGTCCTGCGGTGGATGGTGTCGTGTCTGGTCCCACATGTAGACGCCTCCGGCAATGTTAAGCCTGACAAAGTTAGGTCACGCGGAAAAATTGATGGCGTAAGTGCCCTTGTTACTTCCATTTATGTTCAAATGATGTATAATGAAGTTAGTTCTTCGTATGAAACAGGTGGAGTGGAGGCCGTCTAGTGGGGCTTTTGGACAAGCTGCGTAAGCGGTTTGGCGGGTCCGCCACACCTGTGTACATTGGTGGCATCGCGTACGATCTTGATGAGGCACTTCGTGCTGTTAATGGCATGAGCGCGTCTCAGATGTACAAGACGCAGCCGCATCTTAGGACTGTTATCTCGTTCCTCGGCCGGAACATCGCACATCTCGGACTACATTCATACAAGCGGGTGAATTCTACGGACCGGGAGCGAGACACAACTTCCCCCGTCGGGCTGTGGCTGGGTGGCAAAAAGGCTAACCCGACAATGACAATGTACGACATGATCTTTGGTGTTGTTGCGGACCTGGCCCTTTACGACCGTGCTTTCATGCTGCCTTATGAGGGGCCGCATGGCTGGGAAGTGTACCGTGTGCCCCCGGCCTGGGTTACGCCCAGTAAAAAAGATGCCCTTGGCGTTACCGAGTATAAGATCGGTTGGGGCAGCGGATCCGGCACTACTGTCCCTAGGGAGAAAATAGTTGCCGTTGAAGGCTATAGCCCTTCTAGTGTTACGGGGGTTAGCCCTGCTATTGACGCTCTTAAAGATGTGCTGGCTGAGCAGATTCAGGCAATGAAATATAGACGCCAGCTGTGGGCGCGGGGCGGCCGTGTGTCGTCCGTCCTGGAGCGTCCTGTAGGGGCGCCTAGGTGGTCTGACGCAGCTCGTGAGAATTTCCGCGAGGATTGGTACGCCAAATACACCGGGAACGGGGAGCGGGCCGGCGGAACACCTATCCTTGAGGACGGGATGACCCTTAAGCGGGTCGACTTTACAGCTAATGAACAGCAGTATATCGAAGGGCTGAAACTGTCTTTCACAACTGTAGCTAGTGTTTTCCATATTAATCCGACTATGGTTGGCGTGTTGGATAATGCTAACTACTCTAATGTGCGTGAATTCCGGAAGATGCTTTATGGCGACACCCTCGGCCCAATTATTGCGCAGCTAGAGTCGGCATTTAATGCCTGGCTGCTTCCTATAATGGGGGCCGAGGAAGGTATCTATCTGGAGTTCAACGTTGCTGAAAAGCTCCAGGGTGATTTTGAAGCCCAGGCGCAGTTCCTTCAGTCCTCTGTTGGGCGGCCATACATGAGTGCCAACGAGGCTCGTGCGAGGCTGAACCTGCGAGCTGTGGACGGCGGCGATGAGATCGTCACCCCGCTCAATGTGCTGGTAGGGGGCCAGGCCAGCCCGCAAGACTCCGTACCCTCCGGCTCCGGGGTACGGTCGAAGTCAGGGAAGACTCTCCCTGACTGGGTTGCTGGGGTCGCCCGAGAGTATATGGGTGTGCTCTCGGGCGGCTCTAAAGATGCTGGTAGGGCTAAAAAGCTTAAAGCTATTAGTATGAGCGCTACGGCCAGGGCAGGACGTGGAGCAGTACGCGAGCACGGATCTGGTGAGTACGACGTCGACCGTACCGAGGACTACCTTGAAGCCAGAGCCGATGGTGTGGAGAAGGCTTGGGAGGACTCCCCTGATCACGGTGACGAGGCTGCCAAAGTCTTTGGGCTCGGCCTGGCTCTGTGGGACTACTCGTGGGGGCGCCTGGAAGCCGGCCGTCAGAATGGTGCAGTAACTAAGACGTGGGTAACTACCAGTAGCAATCCCAGGCCCGAGCATGCTGCCCTCAATGGCGAGACCGTAGGTATTGATGAAGAGTTCTCTAATGGGCTCAGGTGGCCGGGTGACTCCGCTTCTGGTGACCCCGCCGAGGTTGCAAATTGTCAGTGTGGAGTGGCGGTGAATTGGAAATGAAAATCAAGGCTTTTGATGTAAAGGTAAAGGCGTCTGACACCGAAGAGGGTGCGATTAGCGGCTATGCTTCAGTGTTTGGCAATGTCGATTCTTATGGTGACATTGTCGTTAAAGGTGCTTTTGCCAAGTTCCTGTCAAAAATGGCGGAGACGGGGAAGGTGATTCCGGTCTTCTACGGCCATAACATGGAAGACCCTAAGGCTAATATTGGCCGGGTCACTGAGCTTCACGAGGACGAGCACGGGCTCTTCTTTAGGGCAAAGCTTGATCTCTCCGGGGGTACCTACGGGCGTGTTGTGTATGAACAATTGAAAGACGGCCGCTTGGACTCACTTAGCTTCGGCTACAGCGTCATTGACGCCAATATGGCAGATAAGGGCTATGAGCTTACTGAGCTTGAGTTGTATGAGATCTCCGTTGTGCCTATCCCCGCTAACCGCGAGGCCATGATCACCGAGGTCAAGGCTGGTAGGGCTATTTCTGCCAAAAATATGGATCTTATTAAGAGAGCCTATGAGGCTCTTGGTGAGCTTCTTGACGCCTATGGCGACGAGGAGCCTGAAAAGGTTGAGGAAAAGTCTGCAGGGATCCCTGTGGACGAGATTATGGCCCTGTTGGGCATAAAGGAGGATCAGTGAACGTTAGTGCGCTGCAGGCCCATATCAAGGGCTTGAGTGAGAGGCTTGAAAAGGCCACTGCTGAGGCTGCTGAAAATGGTGGTTTCGGCGACCGTGTAGCCGAGGTTAAGGGGCTGGCGGCTGAATTGGCTGCGTCCCGCGAGGCTATGAATAGCCTGATGGAGTCCAAGAGCATTATGGATTCTATCAAGGGCATGGATGTCACCGATGAGAAGCCTTCTGGTACCATTGAGGCCAAGACTCTTGGCGATTTTGTCATGAAGGCCGTTGGGCAGCATATCAAGGGCCTCAAGGGAACCCGCGGCTCTAGCGTTGCGGCCCCTGAATGGCTTGGTACTAAGGCTAGCACAGATACCCAGAAGAACCCCGAATCGGCTATGCCGTGGGCTACAGAGTTCATCCCCGGCTTGGTTACTACTCGTCGTCGTCTCCAGGTTGCCGACCTGTTCTCTCATGGCACCACCGACACCGCTGCCGTGTCTTGGCTTGTTGAGGGCGCTCTTGAAGGTGATGTTGGCTTCAAGGGCGAGACTGAGGAAAAGCCCCAGTTCCATATTGGCGACCCTGCTGCTGTGACTTCACCATACAAGAAAATTTGTGGTTTTGTACAGTATTCGGACGAGATGCTCGAAGATTTCTCGTTCCTTGTGTCCGAGATTAATGGACGCGGCGTGTACCAGCTGAAGCTTGCTGAGGAGTCGGCTCTGCTGAATGGCGATGGCTCCGGCGCCAATATGAGAGGCTTGCTGAAAACTTCTGGCGTGCAGGCCCTCACCAAGGGTACCGACACCGAGGCTGACGCTGTTTTCAAGGGTATCTCTGCTATTGGTCGTAGCACAGGGTACACCGCTGACGCCGTGGTGGTTAGCCCGGCTGTTTACGAGAAGCTTCGTCTGGCGAAGGACCAGAACGGTCAGTACTACGGCGGTGGCATGTTCTCCGGGCAGTACGGCCAGGACGGGCTGATGCTCTACCCGAATCTGTGGGGTCTCACCACGGTTGTTACTCCTGCTATGCAGGCTGATACCGCTTTGGTTGGCGCCTTCAAGTCGGCGGCGACGTTGTACCATCGCGGTGGTGTGCGCGTGGAGACTACTACTAGCCACGCCGACAACTTCACCAAAGACATTGTTACCACTCGTCTTGAGGTACGAGAGCTGCTCGCGGTTCGACAGCCACTCGCTTTCGCGGCTGTCGACCTGTCTAAGTGAGTTGCTATGGATATCTATGAAATCTTGCTGCATGGTGATCCGGTGACGATCCAGCTTTCCGCAGAGGACGCTGAACGTCTTGGGGTTGCCCCCCAGCATGCAGCAGAAGATAACGAGAAGGAAACTAAGGCACGTGCCAAGTAGCGCTCTTGTCACCCCGGCCCAGCTGGCAGAAGCTAGCTTGGGCCGGGTTCCTGCGTCCAGCCCGGGTCTCCAGGGCTGGATTGACCGCGCCTCTGACACTGTGCGGGATGTATGCGGCTGGCATATAGCTGGTGTCGAGACACACACAGTAATTATGGACACACATGGGGGGCGGCTTCTGGTGCTGCCGACACTGCGGCTGGTTAGCCGCCCTACTGTTGCTGTAAATGGCCGTGAGCTGGCTATCGATGGGTGGTCGCCTCGGGGCATGGTGGAGGTCCGTGAGGATCTTCCGCGCCGTCTAGGAGGTGTGCAAGTGACCATGACTCACGGCTATGACGAGGTTCCTGGGGCTGTGGCGAGCGCAGTAATGTCTGTGGTGCTGGCCTCATGGGCGAGCCCTCTTGGTAGGACTCAGGAGGCTGTGGGGTCCATCTCGGCTTCTTACGGGACTGCTGGTGGCCAGCTGGATGTCAGCGCCGGAGTGCGTCGTGTGCTAGCTCCATACACCCTTAGTGAGCGGCCATGAGCATTGTCAGGATGATGACCAATACAATCGTCATTGGGGTGCCTGAGCGCAAGATGAACGACCGCGGTGAGTGGGAATACGGGAAGGTTGTGACCCGGGGAATTGTCACGGGCTGCTCGGTTCAACCTGGCCTCATGGATGGCCTCGAGGGGTCTTACCAAGGTGACGGAAAGGTGGCCTACACGGCGTGGCTCCCCGAGGGCACCTCGATTTTCCGCTGGGATTACGTTATCGTGCTGACAGCTGATGTTGTATCTAGGTATACAGGCCGGTTCGACGCCGTGTGGGACGATGAGGACGTTCCTAAATATAGGGTTGATGCCCACCCGCAGGTGTGGAGCACGGGCTCAACTCTTGACCACACATGTGTGTTCTTGGTGGGGGCGGATTGATATGGCTGGCGCACTTACTAAGCTAGTGTTCAATTATGAGGCTTTTGACGCTATGCGTAAAAGCGCAGAAGTGAAAGACAAGCTCCGATCTTGGGGTGAGCAGATGATCACACAGGCTGGGGAGGACGACTTCAGTTATTCTGAGTATGATGGCGCACATAGGTCTAGGGTTACGGTTAGGGCTAAGACCAAAAAAGGGCATATAATGGAGGCAGAAGATAAGGTCCTTACTGCCGCTTTTGGAGGCCTCTCGTGAGTGTGTCTATTCGCCCCGACGTGGAGACGGCTGTCATTCGGTTTTTGAACTCCAAGGACGGCGTCCGGGCAGCTGGTAAAGCCGATAGGATCGGAAAGTCTACTTTGGCAGTAGTTCGTGCTACTGGTGGTGAAATTCTTGACCCTAGACGGTCTGTGCACCAGATTTCGGTATCGTGCTGGGGTACTACTCCACAGGATGACATGGGGGCGTACAGGCTTGCTGTGAGAGTTCTGCAGCTACTTGAAGAGCTACCGATTGGTGGTTGGGTAGGTAAATACCCGTGCCATAATTGCAAGGTGGTTGTTGCACCATACCCTGACCCCGACCCTCAGACTGGGGTTTCTAGGTATTCTTTTGCTATTCGGCTGCATGTGGCCGGTATTACCATTTAAGGAGGAAAGTAATGGCTGTTAATAACTTGAACATTTTTGCCGGCCGGCCTGACCAGGCCGTGACTGGCGCTATTCTTGCTTCGCCGAAGCTTCAGCAGGCTGCCCCGAGCCACGCTGGGGACACTATCCCATCCGAGGCCGTGGACGCAGGATATGTTTCCGAGGATGGACTTGAGCTTACTGTGGACCGTTCTACTAATGATATTAAGGACTGGTCCGGAACGGTCGTCAAGAAGATCCTAGAAACCTTCTCGGGTGAGCTGAAATGGACCCAGCTGGAGACTAACGAGCAGTCTCTGAAGAACTTCGCTGGTGAGGCTAACGTTGAGGTAACTAGAGCTACTTCTTCTAATGGCACCCGTACCACTGTCAAAATCAAGGCAGATGAGTTGCCCCACAAGAGCTGGTACTTCAAGATGAAGGACGGGAACGCCAAAATCTTGATCTTCGTTCCTGATGGCCAGGTTACTGCCACTGATACTATTACCTTTAGCGCTACTGACGCTATTAAATGGCCTGTGACCTTGTCGTGCTACCCAGATAAGAGCGGTAACTCCATCTACATCTTCCTCGACGACGGCGTGGTGGCGGCATGAATGGCGTTTTTGAGCTTAGCGCATCTGACATCACGCAGAGCGAGAAGTTTCGCTTCAAGCTCCCAGGTGACAAGAAGATCTATGAGGTCCCTAACCTTAATAGGTTGCCTATTGGTGTCCGTATGGGGCTCTCTGAGGCGGCTAAACCTCTGGCTGAGGCTCAGAAGCGCAATAGAGACCCCAAGCCGGAGGACGTAGCCGCTGCTGCTGAGGCCCAGGTAAAACTTTTGGATAGGTACTGCCCAGGGATCCTCGACAGGATCGACGAAACTCAAGCCGGTGAGCTGATGAAAGCTTGGGCTGACCACTCTGGGATCACGGCGGGGGAATAATAGGGCTCCTGGCTATCGTAATGGCTCACTATGCGGCTGTGGAGGGTGAGCTCATTCGCAGGGGCCTGAGAATTCGAGATTTGGGGTCGGAGCGCTTTACGTGGTCCGACCTCAAAGCTGTAATATACACAGCCGATCCTGGGTCGCACTTGGCGGCTGTCCTTGGGGCCCCGTGGGGGGTGAGGGACTACATGATGGCCAATGTTATTGACCTCCTAAATGCTGGTAACTGGCAGCGAGGTGGAAACAAGAGCGCTCCTAAGCCTAAGCCTATTAAAAGGCCAGGTGAAGAGGATAAGGGTATTAAGAGGTTTGGGGCTGACCCGATAGCTCCAGAGGCTTTCGACGAGTGGTGGACTAATGGGTAGCGTAGAGCTAGCAACGGGCTATTTTCAGCTCGTCCCCTCCATGCAGGGGTCAGAGAAGAAGATAACCGACGAGATATCAAGCGCTGTTACTGGTGCGGCTGATAGCGCTGGCGCAGAGGGTGGCAAAAAGCTCTCTGAGAGGCTCGCTGAAGGCCTTCAAGGGTGGGCTCTCCCCGCGCTGGCTGGTGGGCTACTGGCCGGGCTGGGTAAGGGCCTTTATGAGGTTGGGGCTGTCTTTGATGACGTAAATGATACCATCAGGGTTGGCACCGGCGCATCTGGTGATGCTCTTCAAGGCATGGTTGATGTCGCGAAGAGGATCGGAAGGTCCGTACCCGTTGAGTACTCCAAGATCGGCTCTGTGGTCGCTGACCTTAATACACGCTTGGGCCTGTCGGGAGACACCCTCGAAAAAGTGGCCTCTCAGTACCTTGAGGCCGGGCGCCTTTTGGGTCAAGATGTTAATATCCAGAAAACCACAGCTGCTTTCTCCGCTTTTGGCGTTCAAGGTGAGCAGGTTATTGATGCTATGGATAACCTTTTCAGAGTGTCGCAGGCTACCGGCGTGGGCATGAATGAGCTTGCATCGTCTGCTCAGCAGGCTGCTCCGGCAATGAAGACCCTCGGGTTCAGCTTCGAGGACACCATTGCGATGGTGGGCGCGTTCGACAAAGCCGGCTTGAACTCGACCGCAGTGATGGCGTCGCTTAGTAAAGGCCTTGTAACCCTGGCCAAAAAGGGCGAGGAGCCTAAAGCGGCGTTTTCGAGAGTCACTGGGGAGATTCAGGGGTTCTTGGATAAGGGTAATGAAGCGGCAGCTCTTGAGCTAGCCTCAAAGATTTTTGGGACTCGCGGCGCTATGCAGTTCATCGAGGCTATGAAATCCGGGCAGTTGTCGGCTGGGGACATGATGACGTCTATAGGCGCCACTGACGATTCTATTCTCGGTCTTGCCGAGGAAACTATGGATTTCGCGGAGCAGTGGACGCTTCTTAAAAATCGCGCCCTGGAAGCCCTTGAGCCACTAGGGTCCGCGGTTTTTACGTGGCTAGGGGATACCGTGGCTGACCTCCTACCGAAATTTCAGGGGCTTGCTACGTGGGTAAGCCAAAATACTTGGGTGTTCAGTGTTCTTGGTGCGCTTCTTACTGGGGTAGTCCTGGTAGGCCTGTACAGCGTGACTGCTGCTATCTGGGCTACCACGGCTGCTATGCTGGCTAACCCTATTACGTGGATTGTGGTGGGCATCGGGCTTCTTTCAGCTGCTCTTTACGCTCTTATCACTAACTGGGATTCAGTTGTTCAGTGGATAAACGGAGTGTGGGCGGCCACTGTAGCTTGGCTGGGGTCGTGCTGGCAGGGCGCCATTGATGCTCTCAACGACTTTGGCATGTGGCTGCACGAGTCCTTCACGAAAATGGGGGAGGACCTTAAAAATTGGATTGACTATGTCCTTTCTTTTGAATGGGCAAAGGATTTCGTAGACGCTGCTATGGCCCCTTTTGGTGGGCTGGCTACATTCCTCAATGAATTCCCGCAGAAGGCGGGAGAATTCCTTGGAGGGTTGGGCAGGCTTCCAGAGATGGCTCGGCAGTGGTTTAATGACTTTGCCATGGCCATTTACAATAAGCTTGAGGATGTAAAGCGGTGGTTCTCGGAACTCCCCGGAAAGATTATTAGTCTTATATCCGGGATTGGCGGGAGTCTAGCAAATTCGGCCCTCGGCGGTATGAGTAGCTTCCTAGACGGGTTTACACGAGGTTTTAGCGCCGTAGCTTCCTTTTTTGGAAGTATCCCCAACAAAATTATTAGTGCTATAGGGGACACCGGTAGGATCCTGGTAAACGCGGGTAAAGCCATCGTTGACGGTTTCCTTGGCGGTATTCGTCGCGCCTGGGATGGCATGGTCAACTGGGTAAAGGGCGGAATGGAGAGGCTCCGCGGGCTGTGGCCCTTCTCCCCCGCTAAGTGGGGCCCGTTCTCCGGGCACGGGTACGTAACGTACTCTGGAAAAGCGATTGTCACAGATTTCGCGGACTCTCTAGCAGGCCAGCAGGGTTATCTAGAGTCTAAAGCTCACGGTGTGGCGCAAGTAGCAAGGGATATCATCCCGGATAGCTCTGGTGCTACAATTAATGCCTATAGCCATAACAGCGGTAATATTAACGTAAACACGTACAATGTTGATCCATATTCTACTGCTGTCGCTGTGTCCCAGGCGCTTAGGAGGCTCGCATGAGGAATGTAGTTGTCCGGGGCCTGGACATCAATGATCTTGATAAGTGGGTTACATCAGAGGTCGGTCTGTGGGGCCTCCCGGCGTCTGTGTATCAATCAGGGCAGCGCACGCAGATGGATGGTATATGGATCACTGACCCTTATAGCGGAGCAATGTCTGGGGCGCTTTCAGGCACATATATTGGGGAAAGCCCTGATGACGCGCAAGCGGCGCTAAAACTACTTAGAAAAAGCCTTAGGGACGGGCTTTTCTGGGTGTCTGTACTGGCGGCATCCGGCTGGCAGTCCATGCAAATACTCCGTAGCGGGGAACTCGCCATCACGTGGTATAATGAGGCTAAAATTTTCAAGTGGACAACTCAAGTGACTGCGCCAGACCCGGCTTGGTTTAAAGGCGGCCAGGGCCCTGATGGAGAACTTGATACGTCAGGCCAGAAAACATATGAACTAGGCCTCTATAAAGTGTCAGGTGGGTTGGTGTTCCCATGGAAGTTCCCAATTAGATGGGGTACTACTACTAACACTGGCGAGGCCACAGTCTATGTTCCGCATGCGGCGAGGCTTATTATTGAGATCAAAGGGCTGGTTACATCCCCGTCTATTCTTATCACTCAGGGGCAGGACGGATACGTACTTACGTGGGACGGCCTCACTCTAGGATATGGCGAGACCCTAGTGGTTGACCCACTAAGAAGGTCTGCTCTACTTGGGGGCTCTTCCCCGGCTATCCCGTCTATCAGGGAGTGGCCTGAGAGCTTGAGTGACGGGTATTGGACTATCAGATATAGCGCAGCAGAGTATAATCAAGTAAGCACGGCTTCAATCACTGTTAAGGAGATTATGTAATGGCTCTTGATCCAGTTGTTCCTATTGGGAACAATATCCCGATTCAGCCAGCGGATTTTAGGCGGGCCGCTGTAGGCTCGACGATGACGCATGATGCCCATACGAATGCGTGTCGTGCGGGAGTTGTATCTGGCTTTTTGGTGTCCCCATCCGGTGGGAATGTTTTGGTGTCTTCCGGGTGCGGTGTAGTAACCCCCTCCCAGAGCACTAATGGCTCCTATTGGGTGTCGTCTAGTAGCAGTAATACAGTTACGCTCGCGGCTAAACATCCGTCTTATGACCGTGTAGATCTTATCGGTATCAAGGTCGAGGACGGATCTGTAGATTCGTCTGGTCGCTATCAGGCTGTGCCCGTGGCAATTGCGGGGACTGCTTCGCCTGCCCCTGTTGCGCCAGCTGTTCCTACGGGTGTACTTCCCCTCGCTGAGGCTCGTGTCAGACAGGCAGGCGGTGTGATCGTCTCCGATATCAGGGAGTACACCTCGGCTGCTGGGGGCGTTATTCCGGTGGTGGGCACTAGTGCTCCCTCGGGGTTTGCCCTCAGGCCGGGTACTCCGATATATGTCACCAAGCAAAATGCTTTTCTTATCTGGACAGGCTCTACCTGGCGTCAGCTGGCCTATAAGGACGAGACACCCCGTGTACCTCAAATAGCCGCCGGTAGTGTTTTGGCCGGTGGGTATGGGAACTACACTAAAGTGGTCCCGTTGCCACCCGGCCGTTTTCAGGCTCCTCCAATTGTTACCGTGACAATAAACTCTGCGGCAGGGTCGGTTGGGTGGAATACCCCAAAGGTCTATAATGTGACCGCAACCGAATTCTCAGTATTTGTGGATACTGGTTCGCAGGTTAGTGTCAACTGGGTTGCCACGGATAACGGCTGATATGGGAATTAGGTGGGTATCCTTTGAGCGCACTGGAAGGGCTATTACTGAGCTTCCGGGTGCGCGTATAAAGGGAAGTATCTCCCATATCATGGGGCGTGCTGATCAGGTGTCTATAGAACTCCCCATCACCGATAGACTCCCTTCCATGTGGCAGGTGGCCACACAGCCGCTCAGGGCTGTGCTGGCCGCTGTCGTTGAGTCCCGGGGGTCGCAACATGTGGTGTGGGCCGGGTGGGTAGACCGGCGTGTGTACGGATCGGGGCCATATATTGAGCTAGGCCTCCAGCCCGCTGAAGGCTGGCTGGCTAGAAACTACATTGAAGCGGGTGAGTACCGTAGTAAGTACTACACGGAGATTGCCCGTAAAATTGGTATAGACCGATTGGCCCAGGAGTTTTCAGGCTCTGTAGAGGAGCTACCAGGAGCACGCGGAGACCGAACCTATACAAATGACCAGGACATGACCTGTCTTACAGGGCTACAAAATCTAATGAGCACCCGAAACGGTTGCGAGTTCACTACTAGATGGCATCTGGATGAAAACGGTCATCTCCGGTTTACTGTGATTGTGGCGGATCGTTTAGGCTCTCCTGATGTCACATGTATTCTAACCCGCGGCGAGTGGACTAAGACTGAAGACTATACCGACGGTAAGGGCGCCACTATTTTCACCGGCACTGCTAACCGCGAAGGCGACGAGCGGTATATGTATACTGTGCAGGCTGAGACATACCTAGCCGCCAACTTTCTACGCATTGAGCGCCGGTGGAGCCCGGACACTGGGTCTAAAAACCCGGATATAATTAAGGGCTATGTGGATACAGCTAGGGCTAATCAACAGGATGGTACCTCTTCCTACGCTATCGAGGCGCGGCTAGACGACTGTGTCCCTACACGCGATTTTGAAATAGGTGATATTATTGAAGCAGAACTCCGTAATAAAGACCTGCCTGATGTCAATATAAACTTGAGAGGCCGCCTTCTTGGCTGGGTAGCTGACCCAGACCCAGTGTCAGGCCAGATACTGAAGATAAAGCCTATCCTACAGGGGGTGACCAGTGGCTATTGATCCTAGGACTATTGATAGACCGAGTGATGATGCCGGGCTACGTGCTGTTGTAGATAGACTGGATACGCTAGAGGCCCGAATGGCTGAGTTTGCGGCCACAATTGGGTCGGGCGATATCAAAATGACCCGGGGTACTCTGCACGTGTCCGGATCTGCTATTTTCGACGGAACACTTGAGATTGGTAAAGGTCTTATTGGCCCAGATGCTCTCCGTGAACAGATTAGCTCGCAGTCATACTCCAACAACAACGGTTCTTGGCAGCCTGGCTCTTCGTGGGGCGATGCTGTGAGCGTGGCGATTCCGTGCGCTCCTTGGGCCACGCGGGCGGTAGTGATGGCTGGGGGGACAATATCTCCCATGTATGACTATAATCAGGCTCAAGGCTGGTGCTACGGTAGAATCCAGTGCGGCTCTCAGTACAGCCCACAGATGGCCTCCTTTATGGGGTCTGTAAATATCCCTGCTGGTATCACGTGGCCGTTCTACGTGAGTAATCTCAGCCAATATCTTACTGTCTCTGCTCAAGCATACCTAGCATCTGGCGGAGTGCTGACCGGAGGGTCCGCTGCCGTCTCCGCTGTTGTTCTTTGGATGAGATAATGAATCAGTACATATTTATAGCCAACTGCCCAGAGTGTCTTACTATAGGAGTAAAAATGTATGTCGATGGTAGCGCCGTGTGGTGCGGTTCGTGCCACACTAACGTAAGTTCGTACAGGAGGTGACTAAATGGGGGCTCCGGCTACATGGGATAGATATCTAAATAGTAACTCTAGGCCGGTTGTTAAGGCACTGGCCTCGTCCATCTATTGGGGCACAAGAAAAACCTTTCCCATGATCTGGATTGGGAGGGGATGGGATGAGCACACTATGAGTGGTGCATACCCTGACTCCGGTCAGTGGGGCGACGAGCACGGCACTGGGCGGGCTCTAGATATCATCTGTGCACCTGAGGTTGGTGTTAGGTCTTCTGGTATTTATCGTGAGGCCGGGGAGGCCATTCTGTCGTGGCTTATGGCCCATGCACAACAGATGCACATTCGGCATATTATATGGCAGAATCGTATTTGGAAAACACGCTATGGTACATGGGCTCAGTTGAGTGGCAGCCGTTCCGGTGTTAGCGATCGGCACGAGGACCATATTCACGTATTCTTCGAGGATAGCCGAGGGTCCATCCCGGCACTCAATTTTAACACTTACGGTAAGGAAGATATAGAAATGAATGAGGAAACAGCTAACAGGATTGCGGCTATCGTCGACCACTCCGTGTGGGCCACGTACATCCCGGGTGCTGGGAGCTTCGCTGAGGTGATGAGTGATATTGCTACTCGGGTCCGCGAGCTGTCGCAGGATCTTGCTGATGTACGCCGAGGTGGTGCCGAGGGGGACATTCCAGTGAATCAGGAGATTGCGGATATTAAAACTAAATCTCGTGAGCTTGAAGAGAAAATTGACAAGCTCGCTATGGGTGTGGACGCTATCCTGGGTAAGCTGGGGTAGTGATTATGGTTCCAGCTACTCCGCTGGAGATGATAGGGGGGCTCTTGGCTGGTCTGGCCGCGCTGCTCACAGCGCTTTTTGGAGGCATGAAAGTTCTGGCGGAAGTACGGGCCCTACGAGAGCAGGCCGATAAGACCGCGCGTGACACTGCTGAGGTTCTCTCCCAGCAGTATACGAATGGTGGGTCTTCATTAAGGGACGATATCAAGCGAGTTCTAAATATCAGCAAGCAGAACTCGGAAATGATCTCACTTATCAAAGAGGCTCAGAAGAGACAGGATGTGGAGATTGGTAGGTTTAACCGCCACGCTATCCTGATAAATGAGCGCATCACCTCCGAGATGTCTGGGGCAGCTAGTCGGCTCGACGACTTCTCGGAACGGCTTAGGAGGGTAGAGAGTGGGCGCTGAGCTACTCGGCCACACAACCTACGGCGGCTGGTCTGCGCAGCGCCCGGCACATGGTACTATTGGGCGCTTCAGCCAGGAAATGACCACGCTGCAGCCGGATGGCAGGACGTTCCGGCTAGGGTTCAAATTTGACAGAGCATTATATCAGCTTTTCAGAGCTGCCATGGTAGATCATTATCAAGCTATGGATGACTCACTGCTCTGCCCGTCGTGGTCGGGGGCGTATAATACGCCAGCTCGAGGGGTGTGGGAATTCGACCTGAAAGCTCCGGCCACTGATAGGGTGGAGCTGGTGGCCATGCTTTGGCCGCAGGATGACAAGGTCTGGCCTAAGGGCGAGATTAACATCCTGGAGGGCCGGGTTGGTAGTGGCCGCACTATGACCAACCTCCACTGGGCTGACCCCAGCACTAACCAGCCGGAGCATGACCCCCTTATGGTGGACGTGGACGTGGCCGAGTGGCACAGGTACCGGCTGGAGATCGATAACCACCGGGCGGTGTGGTCTGTAGACGGGACGGTAGTGCGGGAACTCGAATCGCCTCACGTGCCCCACGATGTACCGACCCATTTGGTGGTCCAGGCTGGGGTCAACCCGGCCATTATGGGGGATTGGCATGAAAATTTTTGGTGGGAGCAGGAGATCCTGTTCCGACCGGTGTCCGCTCCGGGCATCGCAGAAGAACCACGCCATGTGGGAATTGCAGAGAAAGGTAAGATGAGTATGTTTACTCGCGAGTTCTGGGTTGGTGCTGCCGAGCGCGCTCTGAAGACTGTTGCTCAGAGCGTTGTCGCAGTTCTGGGAGTTGGTGCTGTCGGTATCCTGGCTGTGGATTGGGTTCAGACCCTGTCTGTGGCGGCTGCTGCCGGTCTGGCGTCGATCCTGACGTCGATTGCTGACGCTGATAGGGTTGCTAGTAAGTAGCCCATGCGAAAGAGCCCCGCATAGTGCGGGGCTCTTTCTATCTTACAGCCTAGATCCGATTCGGAGTGCGTGTAGGAGCATAGCTACTACGCATCCTACCGCCCACATGCGGTAGCCCGACGTGTACGGGTCGACAGCGTCCATGACTGCGAAAGTTACGGCAGCTGTCCCTAGTATAGAGGGCCAAACCCACCAGAAGGCGGACTCTACCCACCACTTGTATAGCCGCTTTCTCATAGCCTGCTCAGAGAGTCTTGCAGCGCGTAGAGTGCTACTGGGACGACGGCCATCATCAGTAGTCCGCCCCACAGAGCGGTCTGGCCTCCCTGCTCGAGCGAGTAGAGGACGCAGAGTGCGAAACCTGCAGCAATGCTGAGTACCATAAGCGCGTATGTGATTTTCATGAAACTTACTATACCGCATCATGCTAAGCCGCGTCAAAACTGAGCAATTTAAGTTGCTCGTGATATAGTTGTATAGTAGGTGGTGTTTGTAACCCCCGGTCGCTCGGTCGGGGGCATTTTACATGGAGGCTGTATGGCTACAGGCAGGATCACGGGCCGGGTGGCCCAAATCGAGGACGACGGGACGGTGTGGTGGCTGACCGCCACGCCGCACGAGCGGGTAGTTACACTGGGTGGGGTCTCTGTGGGGGTCTCTCCGGTGACGCGCAGAGTCTACCCGACAGGAGACGTGGGTAATATCCATTTGGTAGCTGGAGTGACGTGGACTCTGCAACTTTCATCTGGTACCGCCGCTCGTACGTATGCTCCGCTGCGTGTGGAGGCCGACCGTACATACGATATCGGCGGTATGGCCTCTCAGGAGGGACTCCAGCCCCCGCCTACATCTGGTACCTACGTCCCGGGTGTCCGGAGTGTCCGGCTGGATGGCACCACCCTCACGGTGGTGGGACAGGACTCTACAGAAACCTACGAGATTCCTACTTCTGTCGGACCCGCTGGCCCCGAAGGTCCTCCGGGAAAGCAAGGCCCTCCGGGGCCTCCCGGTGAGCGTGGCCGTGATGGGTCAGCAGGTGAGAGGGGGCCATCTGGAGAGCGGGGAGAGGTAGGTCCCCAAGGACTTCAAGGCCCCCCAGGCCCTGGTGGGAAGGAAGGACCTGCAGGCCCGCGAGGCGCTGATGGCCAGCCTGGTCCTCCGGGGGAGCGCGGACCTGCTGGGCAAGGCGCAAAAATCACGGGAGGCACGGTCCGATACGCTGCAACCGGGGGTGTGGCAGCCGCAAACGGGCCAGACGGTACTAGCCTGGACATCTCTGTCCCTTATGCCGACATGTGGCCTGTCGCTTTTGAGTATGGAGATACGTACTCGGCTCGCCATAGTATGGTAACGGGAAAGATGAAAATCACTGTGACCGTTCCCAAAGAGCCAGGCCCAACAAAAACTATAATTGGAGAGTTCGGCCGGGGAACGAAGTCCGGGGCAGGGGACAAGAACCCTGCCGGGAGGGTAACTCTCACGTGTGTTCACGGAGTTGGAAACATCCATCTAGACCTCAGAATTGACGAGGCCGAAGCTACGTCCTGGCCGCATAAGCTCGCCTCCTTCTCTGGTAATGGTATCAGCATCAAAACACTGGCTGAGGCCCTTTCACTGTCAGGGGGATCAGTGTGGGTTAATGCTACTAAATCGGGCGAGACTGTAGAGGTATTCTGCAGTAACATGGATAATGAGCACGGAAGACTGATACTCAACATCCCGGTGTTCCTAGGATGGTAATAGGAAGAACCCCCGGCCAATTGGCCGGGGGTTCTCGGTTTAGCTCACTCAGAGGGGGATCGTGAGCCAAGTCTTAGTTGGAAGTCTCAGAGTTAGCTTTCACCGACTTCAGCCACTCGATCAACAACCCAGCGTGGCGCTGGAGCACTCGGTCACCAACAGTTTCACCTAGAGCCCCTGATATGTATGCCAGTATAGCGGGCACCAATCCTAGCCACGATTCACTCTCTAGACAGGCCGTGTCTACATAGAGCGGTTCCCCGTACGGGAGAACAGCTATTGTCAGCAACACATAATGCGGGAAACCCGCACTCACACTAATTTTTGCATAATGAGTGACATCGGGATCATCGATACCGCTAGACCTCATCCTATCTACGGCCCTCTCAGCATACTTTAGCTCGCCAGACTCAATATCACGCAGCCTAAACGCCTCGAGAAACTCGTACGCGCACTTCCCGATCGATGTCATCGTGACATAGTCCTCATCCAGCGGATGAGGTCCATGCCGGTGAGACGATCTGCAGCGTCCTCTCCTATCATAGAGGCGACACTGGTCCACACACCGTTTTCCGCGCATTCTGACCAGTCAATACCATCTGCTGACCTAACCGGTATGCTGTACCCTTCTACCGCAAACACATCTGTGCCCTCGTCGTAGCTTAGGGTTACGGTATAGTAGGCCTGCAAATTAACAGACATCCAGGCACGAATAGTAACTTCACACTCGTGCTCCTCATGCGGCAGCTCGAGACGATCCCATGCAGCAACTGCATGGATAGCCAACGAGGAGACAAGATCCTCGAGATCTGTGAACCAGACTTTAGTTGACTTGACGTACTCATTTTCTCGGTGCATTTTAGTTCCTTCTCTTAGTTGAAAATTATTTAGTGTTCAGGCACCCAGTTAGTACTAATCCAGAGTTTACAGGCTTAGGCGGTCAGTGCCTCTCCGTTTAGGCCGCTCCAGGTATATGGTATGTAGTTTTCATACATATTAACTATCTCACACTCAGAAAAAGACCGACTGCCAGATCGCCGCTGCACAGGTCGTAGACAGTATTTGATGGCACTTCCCAAGGGTAAACGCCAGCGTCTGAAAGAGCCTTGGCTACATCTGGAGCATAGAACCCCCGGTCAAACCATTCATGAAAGTCAGAAAGACCGGCGTTGGGCAGTGCTTTGGCCCATTTTTCGGCAGTGTAGTCAGGGCCCTCAGATCCGTAAAAAGCCTTACCGTAGTCCAGGAGCAGGTCTGCAAGTAGCTTGATGTTTTTCATAACTTAAATATTACACAGAGCCCGAACCGCTTGTAAATAAGCGGGCGGTTAAAACCGTTCATTTTGACCTGACTAGGGAAAACACTCCATGAGCGTCCTCCTGTACTAGGCCATTAGACACTGCCGCCGAGATCTGCCGGGAAAATCCGCGGCCCACAACGGCCCTGAGGTCCGCGCCCGTAGCTTCCCCGCCCATGCCACGAAGGGCTTCCGCGATCTTGCTACCAGCTACACGTGGCCTTGGCGTCGCAGCCTGCTGCTCTGACGGGTCTACCACCTCAGGCGCCCACACAGTGTGTACCCCAGACACCCAGTCTCGGTGGACACGCGGCACACGCATAGACCAGCCCTCGGCTGGATCATGCTTGCCTTCAGGGGACACCGTGATAAAGCCGGACTCCTCGTCCCTCTCCAAGTACAGGGCGCAATCCACCCAGCCATGGAGAGCCACCGAGCCAAGCATGTTGCTACCACGTCGACCACCCTGGGTGTTTTTCCTCGAGTGGTGCACGATGATAACCGCGCAACCATACGTCTGGGCCATCTCGCGCAGCGGCCTCAGGACACGAGTCTGGAGATCTACAGCTTTATCTAGGTCGACGTCTCCTACTGCAGTAGTAAGGGTATCAATCACTACCGCACGGTACTCGTAGGATCGTACCCTCTCGGACAGCCACACCATCCAGCGAGGGTCTGACAGCACAACGCCTGTATGGGCCTGGATATCAATAGGCAGGCCTGACCCTGGGCCCCATGTGATGGCGGTGCCGTCTACAGACAACACACCACCCCAGTGGGATTCTGGGGCGCGTCCATCCACGATAGCGTCCAGACGATCAACCACCGTAGCAAGAGAGTCTTCCTCCTGCAGATACAGCACTGGGCCCGGCGATACCACTCGGTGCTCACCCAGCAGGGGCCGGCCTGTGGCTATGGACACAGCCATGTCCAAAGACAGCCATGATTTATACGACTTTGGCGCGCCTGACACGAATCCGCAGCCACCGCGAGTCCAGATACCATCGATAAGCCACTGAGGCCTAGGCACGTGAATGCTGGCCAGGTCAGACGCCCACATAGGGGTGCCCTCTGGGAGGGCACCCCACTCCAAAGATTCTGACGGCCGCTCTGCTACCGCTCTAGCAGCCTCGATAGAGAGCCGCCTAAGATGGTCCCCGCGGCCTACGTACTTGTCCAGAGGAGACCCCATTACCAAGGCTACAATCTCCAGTACAGAGCACCCCGCATCAGCAAGGTCACGCTCCACCGACCACAGAGCTTCAGACCTGTCCAGGCCAGTAGTATCCCGAAGTGCCATCAGCTCACGAGTGTGCGATGACACGAGTGGCCTCACACGGGCCCACACAGCAGCCCGGTCTACCCCGCTGATAGCATCCTCAGACAGAGCCACCATAGCGGCGTCCTCATCCCTGGTAGGCACTTCTGGGAGTTCAGCCAGTTGCCTCCAGACAAGTTTTGGCCCGTCGGCCCATAGCAGCTCGCCGCGCTGGGGCCCGTGCTTGGTGTGGGCAGACCCAGGTATGCGGAGCAGCTGAGTTGCGTCCCAGCCTGAAGGGTCTGCCCCCAGATGGTGTGTCAGCCTATGATTGGGCCCGCCGTGCTCCGTAGCGCCTTCTTTGGGGTATGGCACCTCCCACACGCACTGATACCTACCTGGAGATGTCTCCCATGCTATAGTTGGGGTGAGACCAGGTGTGCCCCGCGGGTCGACTGGGTCTAGATCCGCCCACAGCCACGGCACAGGGATGGCATGCTGTGTGACCCGGCGAGGGGCCGAAAATACGCCAGGTGTAAAATACTGATCATCATCCTCATGCTGAAGAATTGCGGCGCTTATCTCCATAGCCTGATCTGGCCACCGCCACGCCCTTCCCTCATGGTAGCGGGGGCCTTTTGGACTGTCCCACGACCCGGCATCAATCCATGGTGTCCAGACATACCCCTCAGTATCACCCCAGATACGTGCTAGAACGTCAAATTTTGTCGATGGTGTCGAGGACATCAGCTACGTCTCCAATCAGGTGGGTGATTATGGCGTACCCGCCAGACCCCGTAATTGCTCGCTGGGTAATCTTTTGTTCTGGCCTAGCTACTCCCCGGGAAGTTTTTACTTCAACCGCGATAAATCTACCCCTATAGCATGCCAAAATATCCGGCGTACCAGCATCTTGGTATGGCCCGCCATGGATCTTTACACACCATCCGCCTCTAGAACGAATAAGTTTCTTTATGTTTTGAACAATCCTGTACTCGGGTTGCATTTGCGGCTCCTAGCGTTAGGGGAGGGGCCGAAACCCCTCCCCGTTTTGGTTTCTTAGATTTCGTCTACGTCGAACTCTATTTCACCACCACTAACAAGCTCTGGCTGCTGCTCAGGCTTGAAGACCCCAGCGATAGTGCTTTTCTCTCTGCCTTCCCACTCGTCGTCTTCAAGATCAATCATGATCTGCGTACCTACAATCGACTCGGGGTCAACTGTGACCTTACGCTTTGGTACCTCCTTGCCGGCAGCAAGGAGCAGCGCACGGAATTTCCACAGCTGCTTCTCATCCAGCAGAATATAATATGGGTACACAGCTGTTGGATGTTCAACTGGGATAATCGTGTAAACGAGCATTGGATTACCCGCCTTTGAATCCTTAGACTCCACCTTGGCTATGGTAGCCAGATAAGAGCCCTCAAGAAGACGACGAGGTGAGAATGTTGAGCCTTCACGGACGTTGCTGAAATCAAGAGTAATCTTAGACATTTCTAACTCCTTGGGGTTTTAGCTGGTTTTACCGGTCTCAAGAAGCTCTTGGAGCCTCGGGACCGTTGGTTTACGAAGAAAGTCCGGTATTCCTTTGTGAGCGGACCGGTATCCAGTATCGTACTGCTCTGCCTGACCGATCCATAGGCGGTGCTGTCGCTGGGTTACCTCCTTACCTGTCTTGGGGTGTACCCCGGTCACGCTGACCGAGTACACTCTACCGATGCAGTCTACCATAGCGGTCGCTGCCCCGCGAACCGATTTCGGAAGATCCGGAACATAGCGAGCACCCGGAATAGACGCATCCTCATCCAGCAGGTCATCGTCGCTAATGTCTGGGGCCTCCATACGGTCCTGCGCTGTGTACACGATACCGACTTTTGGCAGGGTGTGGAGGGACAGCAGAAGGCCTTTCATGAGCTCACCAGCGCGGCCGTAGTCCTTGAGTTGCACCATGCCTGGGACACGTGACAGGTCAGCCTCTTCCCCGAGCCGCATCACATGCCTAAGAGCCATCTGGTTGATTCGAGTGAGCCCGTCAACGACAATCCAATCGTAGCCATGGTCAGAGCCCCTCAAGAACTTCATGGCCTCATCACAGTCCTGCCAGCGCTCGACGGGGTATACATCAACAGCGGATGCACCCTCACGAGTGCCAGACTCCGGGTCGAGTACCAGAACATTGGGGGCCGTACAAGCAAATGTAGTTTTGCCCTGCTTGCTACGCCCATACACTAGATATCTGGGCGCCCTTTGCTTGGCCGTACCAGCCTTAATAATTTTGTTCATTTATACCTCTCCATAGGGTCAGATTTTGTATAGCGCTGTAGAGCTACCATTTCAGAGCTTCCAGTCATAAGATACGCAGTGATCAAATCAATATAGTCTCCTCCGGTGGCAAAATAAGCATCTGGCGACATTTGTATTGTGCCTTCGTCAGACCAATCGTAAGCCCACATGTCCTCAGCTGTTTTATTAACCCGTCTAACAGTGGCGTCCACCCACTGGTCGGAGATAGGGACGAAACGCCTGTGATAGATGTTGCTTGCACCAGCGTGCTTCCCGCCCTGCCTTACCTCTTTGTGGAACTCCAACATACGCTCTGCCTCTGCCTTGTGCCTTGGGTTTGGCATGAAGTCTTTACCGAATACGTATTCGGCTCTGGTGAGCTCCTCAAAGGCTGTCGGATAATCGGTATTTGGCTGCCTGGCCGCTAGCCTTGCACCACCGGCCAAAAGCTTAGGCGGGCGAGGACCTGGTGTAATGATATAGTCCCACACGAAGCCATCCACGTAGATGCCGTTCTGCTCGCATAGCCACATGTACATTGGCGCTTGGATTTGGACTAGTTGCTTCTCGAGCGGCTTGATCCTTTTTGTAGTCTTGTGGTCTACAATGAGGTATTTACCATCTGATGTTTTTACGAGTGCATCGAGCTTCCCAACGAACTTGAACCCGTTTGGCAGCCTGGCCTCAAGTGGCATCTCTGTAGCCTGCACCTCCCAGTCCTCCGAGTCATAATAGTACTCGTACCCGCGAACAGTCCTGAAGATCTCCTGTGAAACCTCTGCGCTTACCAGCCCTTTAAGCCAGCTATTGTGCACTGTCTGCCACGTCTCGCCCTTGTACACAGCCTCAAGGCACTCATGGACCCACACGCCCCTGATGATATGCTCAGGAGCCTCTTTAGGGGTCAAGCCCCTAATGTACCTGTAGTACACATTGATTGGGTTTTGGCACCATGCATTGACGAGCGACTGGCTTATAACCGGAGTACCAGTTTCATCAACTGGCAAAGTACCCTCAGAATAGACTTTCATAGCTCTTCCATCTCACCCCATCGACGACCCATGGAAAGGCCAGCCTCGATAGGCACGTTCAATTTGACGCCAAAGTGGCTCAGCGGCAAATGCTCCATAATGTATTTAACTTTTCTGGCAACCTGCTCAGCGCCATCCTCAGCGGTCTCAATTAGGACGCTGTCATGCACTGTCGCCACGATCCTAGCGTCGTAAGGGCCGCACACGACGAGCCTGTGGATAAGCCCAAGAGCAAGGATCATCATATCGGAGGCAACACTCTGTACCGTAGTGTTGACAGCTTGCCTAAGCGCCGCGCCTCTCTCTGACCCCCCACCATACTTCAGCCCGTCAAGATAGCGCCTACGTCCAAAAAGAGTATCTATATAGCCGTTTTTTACTGCATACTCTTTAGTCTTCCTGTGCCACTCAGGAAGAGCCGAGTACAGCTCAAAGAACCTCTTACGGTAGTCCGCGGCCTCCTCGTTTGTAAGCTCCACGCCATAGCTGTCGCGGGCGTAGCCCTTAAAGGAACTAGCCCCCATGCCGTAGAGGAAGCCAAAATTTACTGCCTTGGCTTTGGTACGGTCAGCCTTGGTAACTTCCTCGCGGCCTGTAACTGCTTGTGCGGTGCGGGTGTGGATGTCACCACCTGTATGGTAGATACCCAGCATTGTTGGTTCATTGGCCAAGTGAGCGGCCACGCGCAGCTCAATCTGGGAGTAGTCTAGCTCTGCTAGGGTGTACCCATCACGGGCTACAATCAAGCTCTTGAACCTCTTATCCCTGGGGACCTGCTGCAGGTTGATCCCAGCAACCCCTTCTGCACCACCGCTAGACAACCTTCCTGTAGCTGTGCCCGCGAGCCTGAAAGTGCTGTAAAGCCTTGGGTCCTCAAGCCCCTTTGTGGCGGTAATCCACGGGTTGAGGAAAGCACTGACGCCTTTCTGGATTTTTTGTCTCTCAGCCAGCAGGCCCGCCGCAGGGTGGTCAAGGCGCTTCAGAATGGACCCTGTCACCCTGGGGCGGCCTGTTTCGGTACGCTCAAGCACTGGAAGCCCGAGTGTCTCATAGAGCAGTTTGGAGACATCACTTGGGGTCTTGCATGGCCCATAGGTCGAGACCTCATTGTTGATCTCTTCAGCGCGTTTCATGAGATCCATTTTAAGGCGCTTGGCCCCTGCTACGTCAAGCCCGACTCCAAAACGCTCAGTAAAAGTGATCGCTTTGCTAGCGGGCATCAGCAAGTCCCGGAGGAGCTTCTCGTTAACGCGCTGATACTTGCGTATCAGCGCTGTGGCCTCCGCGTCTTGTGCAGCATACTCATAAACTACCTTGAGTGGGAGCTCCTTGATGTTCTTTGCGTCGATAGACCAGTTGTCTACACCAAGATACTTAGCCCCCAAGGTTTTCAGAGATTTCGGACCTTCTGAATCGACCAAATGTTCAGCTAGCATCGTGTCATAGGTAACAGGAGGGGCCTGGCCGAACAGCTCATAGCACCACAGCTGGTCATACTTGCCATTATGTGCAATGACTTCAGGGGGCCACAGGTGCTGGTCAGTGAGGTACGGAACTAGCTTCCCTGGAACTACTAGGGTATCCGCGATAGCCTCCCCGCGTAGTGTTGATATGGACATGCAGATTATGCTAGCCCCATTGGCGCGAGGGTCCAGCCCTGAGGTCTCCATGTCCCATGCCGCAGCCGTAGCATACTTAAGAGCCTCCTTCACTAAGTCGAGCTGGTCGGTGACAGTATACCTCCCGCACCAGCCCCTCGGGTGTAGGGCCGCTCGCGCCATGTAGGCAGCGGAGAGCCGCGCTCTCCTCGGGGTGCTGGGCAGCGGCAGCGATGGCACTGGCATGACGTGGCCGTGCCATGCGCCTATCCGGTGCTTACCCGTCCCAAGCATTGCCGCCGTAGCGACAGGGCCGGAAGTGACTACCTTGCGCGTCCCGACTATGCTACGAAGTCTATGCTCCCCGCATAGTGCAGCGTCCTCGTCAGACGGGTGCCTCCACGTTGGGACCCCAAGAGCTGGCACAACGACAGGCTCCTCAGGCAGCTCCCATACGTCTTTTATCCACGCTGGGTCGCGCGCAACATCGGTCACCAGTACAGCGCCGGGGAGACCCCTAGGGGGTGCGTATGGGTCTCCCGCAGTACCGTAGTAGCCATCACAGACTCGGCAACTCATTTCTGGTCCAATCGTATCTCTCATGAGTAACTATATTACACATGAGTGCGTCATAGGTACTAATGATCTCATGGATTTTTCTTGCCACGCCATCAAGTTGAGCGTTATCGCTGATTGCTCTTACGATCTCAGCCCTCGGTGGCCTGCAGTAGATGACCCTAGCGCTCGAGAGCATATCATAGAATACACTCTGAAGCACGCTCTGCACCTGCGGGTCGACAGGTCGTTCCAACACCGCGTCATACACAGGCCCAGAGATGCACTGGTGCCTGTCATAAAGGTACCCTGGCATCACGCCGTACTCTTCGAGCCACCACGCCAGCTCCTTACCGGCCAAAGGCCCGCCTAGAGAAGTGCAAGGCCTAGGTGCCATCTTCAACCGTGGGTACTTGAGCATCAAACTTGATATAAGAGTTGACTTGCCCGCCCCGTCAGGGCCCTCTATGATGATCATGCTTACACCCGCCACACCTCGTCGACCCCTGCGGCTTTCAGCGAGGACATGCACCTGTCACAAGGATTTGATGTCACAAATGCGACAGCTCCTTTAACGTCAACACCTTCCCTCAACGCAGCAAGAAGGGCGGCTATCTCTGCGTGCACTGTTCTACTGGGGCATCCGTCTTCAGGCCTGTGATTACAGGGAACCCCATCAACAGCCCAGTTATGCCCGAGTACAGGCTCTCCCTCTTCTGGTACGATCATGCACCCTACCCTGTCTGTCGTGCACTCACCAAGGCTCGCCTCTTGGAACAGAGCGTCAAGCTGTACCCGGGTAAGCTTAGACACCGGATCATTAAGCCCGTATGTGCCCGAAGCTTGTCGGGCTATGTTCACCTTAGACTTATCAAAATACATTTTCTCGAGATTTTCAGGGCTAAGACCAGCCAAAATACAAAGCTCTACGAAAAATGAGAACACGTCAACAAGCTCGCCATGGAGCTCATCCCAGCCCCAGCTCTCTTGCTTTGACCATGGCTTCCACGGGGTGCAGCGTAGTGACTCCATAAGCTCATCTACAGCCGCCAGTGTAGCGGTCCTATATGCATCAATAATGGAGTCCTTGTCATGAGCAATGTGGTATACATTATCCATAAGGTACTCTTGGTTTTCAAAGATCTTTTTCATGTCTCCTCCTAGACTGCAACAGGGGCTTTAATTTTGGGCAGCGGGTGATACCCACTAATACTGAAGTCATCGGCCTTGAAGTCGTCAATTGTCGTGTGGCGGCCAGAGATCTTTAGTACCGGAAATTCATGCTTAAGGTCTCTACTAAGCTGCTCGTTTACCTGAGAAAGGTGGTTCAGGTAGATATGCGCATTTGATATGTACACGCTCAGCTCCCTAGGCTTTGCCCCGATAAGCTTAGCCACCATGTGGGTCAACACCCCATACTCGAATATATCAAACGGTACTCCAAGGAACATATCCCCACTTCTCATGTACACAGAGCAATATAGGTTCCTATCCATGTCAAGGTTGAACTGGAACATAGTAGGGCATGGAGGAAGTGCCATATCCTTAATGTCATCCGGTGCCCAAGCAGAGACCACATGCCTGCGGGAGTAAGGGTCTTCCATCAAAGAGTCAACAACCTGCTGCAGCTGGTCAACCTTGCTCGCACCCTTGCCCCTCCACTGTGCCCCATAGATGGGCCCAAGGTTGCCATTCTCATCGGCCCATGCATCCCAGATTTTCGAGTTCAAACCCTTTGTTGTGCTCTCCCCGCGAACCATCCACAGCAGCTCATCTAGCGGCACACGCCAGTTGATCTCTTTGGACTGCAGAAGAGGCACATGACCATGGGTCAGCCAAAACTTCATGCTCAAGCCATGAGCCCATCTAGTGCCTACCCCTGTGCGGTCCATTACGTCGTCACCGACATTGCGCACATACTCAAGTGCGCTCAGATATTGCCTCTCAGCCATTTTTACCCCTCATGATAGTCTCCACTACGTCTCCGTCTTCTTGCAGGATTCTCGCAATATCCCAATCTACCGTGTCTTGCGCTAGCATGTGTGTGATAGTAGTTGGCCGCTCGCAGAGTGCGATACGATCACATGTCTGTGAGTAGTCAGTCCACTGGTACACCAGTGAGTACCACACCAAGTGGTCTGCCTCGCGCAGATCAATCCCAAGTGACCCTGACTGTGGCTGTAGGATCATCACTCTGCAGCCGGGTGTTTCTCGCCACCGTGAAAGCTCAGCTGTAGTATCCGAGCCTCCCTGAATTGTCATGTATGGCGCATTGTTAGCCTCACAAAGCTGCTGAATTCTTTGGATTTCGGCCCGGTACCTAGCTGCAACAACTAGTGGGCTTTCAGTGTCGATATGGCCCTTAAGTATCAAGCTCAGGGCGTCAATCTTCTCATTGCCAACCACCCGCCAGTCTTCTCCAGAGTGACCACCAGTAATCTTTGTCAGCTCAACCAGCCTGGCAAGGACATGTGTGGCTGTAGTTTCATTGTAAATCCCGCACCTTTCAATAGAGTCATATGCTTTCCTGGCAGAATCCCCGAGAATAATTGGAATACTTTGTATTTTCCTTTTGGGTAGGTCAAAACATTCATCACGTGTAACAGTAAATGCGTCCTTCATCATGCGTTCTCTGAGCTCATCTTCATTACGCACTCCAGTGAACTGCGCGTACCCATAGCTACCTGGGGCCTCATATGAGTATCTGCGCATAAAGTCTATTTTAGTCGGTACATCAATAAACCTGCGCTGGTTAAGAAATTTCCACTGAGAGTAAATATCGTCAGGCCTATTATGCTTGGTAATAGGTGTCCCAGACATTATTACTCTGTAAGAAGCTTTAGACCCAAGCGTGAATAGTGCATTTGCCGCCTTGCTTGAGCAGGACTTAATACGGTGGCTCTCATCCAGCACAATTGCTACTGAGTGCTTATTGCAAAGCTTTTTGAGGGTGTTCTTTACCCACCCTCTACCAGCTTTAACCGACTCATTACCAGACTCGGTAATGAGGCCACCAGCAGACAGAGCCTCGTAGTTCACAATGACCCACAGTAGCTTGTCTCCAGGTGCTGGGACCACCTTTTTAGCCCTCTTCTTGGGCCCCCACACCAGTACGTCGTACGGCACGGAGCAGTGTACTTCCAGCTCCCGTTCCCACACGCCTAGAACCGGCGCTGGGGCAAACACAACTACTAAGTCTAGACTCCTATCTGGGAGTGACCTGATAATACCAGCCCAGTCTATTACTGTCTTTGTTTTACCAGTCCTGGGCTCCATCAGGAGCGCCCCGCCGAAGCCATTATTGAGTAGCTTTTTCAGCGCAAGGCGCTGATGCTTATATGGGCGCGTCTTAGCCTTATACGTACTCATGTCAGGCCCTCAAACTCTGCCAAGGTCTCCAATATAACTTTATATGCTGAAGTGCCCTTAAAGTCATCTTGACTGTGGCCGCAAGCATGCTCATGACTAGCTTCACTGAAAAACCGCCGGATTTTAGCCATCAACTGATGCATTCTTGATACCTCTGCCAATGCAATGCGAAGATCAATCTTTGCCTGCCGATAGGCGCGTGCAAGACGGACATCATCGTTATCCGGGTTATAGTTCTCACCAGCAAGGGGTTGGCCTTTTAGTGCTCTACCTGCGACAGTTCTGTCGTAGTCAAGAGCAGTGCCTGGTGGGTGCATACGCCACCTTTCAGCAACTTCCTCTGGGATGTCATATGCACAACCTACTTTTTCAACTCCAGCGATACGACAGTATGTTCTAATTCTGTCGATGCTTACATTAAGCCGCTTGGCAACCTCAGCCGGTTTCACTGTACCCCCAGCATACTGCTGAGTACCGACAAGACAGCCCCAATCACAAGCGCTACAAGAGACGCGTACATCGCGATGAACATCACAATCTCTCCCGCAGGGTATTTTTCTGCCAAGGGGCTTGACAGGAGCGCTGCCAAGCCGAATGTCGCCGCAACAATAAGCGCTGTTACTGCAAGTGTCATTTTTTGCTCCTTAGTTCTTTTGTGAAAGTGCATACTGGGTATCAAGTACAGCCGCGCCCATATCTACTGTCCAAGAAATCTCGGACTCATACTTGATTACTACAGCGAGTGGAAGACAGTCTTTCGCTCTGGGGCTCAGCAAAAGACCCTGTAGGGATTCGATAGCGTCGTACAGGGAGTACTCAAGAGGGTACTCCTGCTCTCCAATGCTGACCCGATAGCCACTGTCGTCACGGACGACACGTGTGGACTCCGCATCACGGAAGAACCTAGAGACCCTGCGCTTCATATATGGTGTTAGACTATGCCCAGCGGTTGCGGCTTCGAAGTAACTCATATGTAGTACTTTACTGCGGCAGCTTGTCATATGGAAAAAACGAACAGTTTGGGCTGTTCACTTCTTACGACACCTACCAGCTTCATCCAGCTCTTTACGTAGGCTGCACATATTAGGGCGCCACTCGCCTCCCGCGCTGGGTGTAAACTCAAGGCTGTCCAGTGGCCCATCACCCAAGATATGCTCGGCCGCCATATCTAGGGCATCATCAAGGCTGTGGAGCACATAAGTGTCCTCGCCAACCTTTACAACAAACTCATCCCCATCCTCATAGATGTACGTTAGCTCTGCAGCAGCGATGAGGCTATTAGTCTCACGGATATAGTCATCCGGGTATTTTACTTTAGAACGCATCGATAACAACGCTCCCGTCAATAATACGGATCGACAGTACCTCATAAATGCACCCTGAACAGTCTACGAGTACGGTGTCATCTGGGTCGCATTCTTCTACCAATTTGTCAATAAGGTCTTCAACAATCATTTTTCCACCTTAGAAGTCTTTTCGTACATAGTGTCGTAATCAACCCCCGCCATGCTTCCAGACTTGGCATAGAACCGGGCCTTCCCAACAACTTGTGTATAGGAAGAAGTGCTTACCGCGGCAGATACTAGAGCCTTCTTCAGCCCATTAAAACCCATATCAACCACCAGTTTGGTAACAGCGCGAAGATCAGCATATGTTTCAAAAGGCGCATCACGAGCAGCCGCCAGAACCAACAGCTCGGGCTCAATTTCTTCGATGTTAAGGCGCCCACGAACAAGCTGCTCAATGCAGATAAGAATCACCGCCCTAAGACGTGACACCTCATCATCGGTAGACACATATCCCCAAAGACTGGACACGATATCTGCACGAAGCTTCAAATGAAGAGTTTCCCGAGACCCATTAAGTGCCACAAGATACCTCGTACCCGCGAGAGCCTGGTCCATGTCCATTGGTTTAATGCACCTGATGCGATGCACGAGGGTCAATTCACCAACTTCACAAAGGTTTTTAACAATCTCATTGATTGTGTTAGTCATTTTGTCCCCTAGTGAATATATCATCGTGAAGAATATTTAAAGCTTGTTCAACAAGAAATAGTACTCCCCGCGGGAGCGGTGGGTACTCCGGCCCCACAGGGCGGGTGGAGCTGGCGCAACAATGCCCCGAGCCCTGTGAGGGCGGTCCCATGCGTTCTTGATCGGGCCTCGAGTCCTGCGGGTCGCGGCCTCGTCGAGCTTGAACACCCGAGGGGCTTCCGTGTAGATGTCACTCATGGCGATCACACTGCCGCAGGCTGGGCTTGACGTCAACAAATGAACAGTTTCGGCTGTTCGTTTCCACCAGAAGCCGTAGAATCGATTCTGAGGGCCTACGAATGTCAGGGGGTATAAGAGTCTAGGCGGAGCACCCGGAGGCTCCCAGAATCGATTCTATGGCTTCTGGTGGCGTTTCTGGGTCCAGCTGGCCCGTGGTGTTGCGCGGCCACTGGGTGTACGGCCCCACGGGGCTCCCAGAGAGCCTTAGTTGGCCCAACCACCCTCCCCTCCCCCCTGGAACCCCCCGACCGCCCAGCGGGCCGGCGA